GTTCCGTCGTATATCGAACGGCCTTAGCGATGACGTTTACGCCGGCGATATGTAGCGCGGCGGCGGCGTGGCGGTTAGCCTCCCCGTATCCTGAGTAATCGAATAGAGGACCGCAATAGGCCGAAAAGTCGAAAGTAAAAAAAGACGCTCTCCGGAAAAAGCGGAAACTCGAGCGTAAGAACCGGAGGAAACGATGAGCAAAAAACGAATACTCTATATGTCGGTCCACGAGATCCTCGAATATGACGAGGTAAAACTGTTTCACGAAATGGGCCACGAAGTATACTCCCTGGGCGCGTATACGCAACCGGGCGGCCAGGAAAACCGAAAGCGTCCTCCCCTCCCCGATCTCCCGTATAACCCGCATTTCGTCGAGCTCGCTATGCAATATCCGAAAGAGCGTCTCCATCCAGAACAGCTCGACGGGATCGATATCGTTATCATCATGCACGATACGAAACTCGTTACGAATAACTGGCACTTATTCGAGCCGTTTATTAAAAAGGGCGGCCGCGTAATATGGCGATCGATCGGCCAGTCAGTACCGGACCGGGAACGCGAGCTCGCTCACGCGCGCAAGCGGGGACTCGAAGTCGTTCGCTATTCGCCGGCGGAAATGACGATCAAGGATAATATCGGCGAGGACGCGATGATTCGATTCTATAAGGATCCGGACGAATACCAGGGATGGACCGGCGAGGATCCGATCGCTATCAATTTCTCCCAGGATCTCAAGCGTCGCGGCGCATTCTGTGGATTCCAGGCCCTCGTAGCGATGAGCCGGGGATTCCATCATAAATTCTATGGTCCGATGAATGAGAACCTCGGGGCCCACTGGGGCGGAATGCTCAATAACGACGAACAGCTCGAGCGTTACCGGACCGCGCGCGTCTATATGTATCATGGCACTTACCCGGCGTCGTATACGCTGACACTCATGGAGGCTATGATGACGGGGATCCCGGTCGTATCAGTCGGCCGCCGCCTGGGAAATGGCCCTATGTTTACCGAACAGGAAACATTCGAGGTCCCGGATATCATCGAGAACGGCGTCTCAGGATTCGTATCTGATAATATCCACGAGCTCAGGGATCATATCGATAACCTCCTCAAGGATAAGGAACGGGCTCGAGTGATATCGATGTACGGCCGTAAACGGGCGATCGAATTATTCGGAAAACACAAGATCCGCGCCGAATGGGAGAATTACCTCGGATGAGCGACGTTCTATATGTAAGTCCTGGCCCGGAGGGAATGGATTTCGAGTATACTATGGGAGACGAACGAGCTCTCCGGGCGATGGAAAAGGTCGAGGAGTGTAAGAATCATTTCGAGCGACTTTATCGCTATCTCGTATTCGTAACTTTAACTCGCGGCACGAAAGGACGTTCTAATGGCAAAAATAAAACCGCTCCCAGGTAGGGTAATTATCGAAATAGTAACCCGGTCCGACTCACGCCGGGAGGCCGCCGCTCAGGCCGGTATTTTACTCCCTGACGCCGAAATAGAGGGGGCTCCGAACGAGGGAATCGTTTACGCCGTCGGCGAGGGCGTGGATCCTGAGATCAAAGTCGGAGCTCGAGTTTTTTATAAAGAGGAGACGCCGAAAGGATTTCGCCTGGACGATCGGCCGCTCCTGGGCCTGTGGGGCCGTCAGATCCTGGGAGTCGCCTCATGAGCCGGGTCCTGGTAGATTTCCATCATTCGAGCCTATTACGATCGCTCGTAATGCTATTCGAGGATCGCCTGGGAATGGAGCTCTATCGTCCTATCGGGATGGAGTGGTATCACGAGGGATTCTGGGCCATTAATGACAATATCCAAACGGCCGAGCAATTCCTGGGAATGCACCAGGGCTATTATCCGGCCGACGGTACTCCCCGCCTGAATGTTATCCACAAGGATATCGACCGGATCGGAGCCGAGGATCACGAGCGCGCGGATACCCTGTTCGTTATCGATCCCGGCCGCCTGAGCTATCACAAGGCCGCCCGTCTCAAGTTTTTCAAGGAGAATAAATTCGATTTCGTTATAGCGTCGATTCCTCAGCATGTACCCGTATTTAAAAAACTGATCGCCGAATATAATCCCGAGGCGAAACTGATTATCCAGATGGGGAATAACTGGGATATGTGGCAATACGCCGGCGAAAACGTCCTGGCGTCGATCGCGCCTCAGATGACGCCCGCGAATGCGATCTTTTACCACCAGGAATTCGATCTGGATATATTCGCGCCGGCTCCGATCCCCGAGGAGAAAACGATCTACTCGTTTATAAACGTCATGCGCGAATATCCACAGGCTCAGAGGGATTATGACGAACTACGCCGGCTCCTGAATGATTTTAAATGGGGATCGTTCGGCGGCCAGAATCCGGACGGTAATATGACTGGTCCGAAAGAGCTCGCCGATAAAATGGCCGAGGCGATGTTCGTATTCCATTCCAAACCGGGCGGCGATGGATTCGGCCATATTATCCACAATGCCTATGCTATGGGGCGGATCCTGATAGCGCGGCCGTCTCAGTACGAGAATCAGCTCGCCTCGGATCTCCTGGTCCCGGGAACATTCGTCGATATGGATAAATACTCGCGCGGCGAACTGAAAAATATTATCCGGAGATTATCGTATGATCGCGACGCTATGAGGTCGATGAGCGAACGCGCGGCCGCTCGATTCCGGGAGGTGGTAAACTATGAAAATGAAAGTAAGGAGATAGAATTATGGCTACAAAAAATACAAAACGACTCATCGAAATAGGGCTTTTTAGTCTTACTATACTACTCGTCGCGGGGCTCCTGATAGCGACCGCCTGGGGAGCCTGGGTTATGATAGTTACATGGCTACTCGATAAAGACGGGTATCGCATTATCATAATAGGGACGTCTGTATTCTGGGCGTCAGTGGGAGTTCTAGCATGGCTAATCCGAACAAACCGCAAAATCTAAAATGTCGTATTATAAACATCGAGCCGGATCCGAAACATCCGACCCGAACGATCGTATCGATCAAGATCGACGACGGCGAGCCTGAGCCGTATATCCGGGCGTTCTCTCTTACCAATCCCGAGCGGCCGATATCGCTCGAGGAATTCGCGGTCCAACTCCGGGACCGAGATTTATCCCGCCCTGATAAGCCGTTTCACTATCTCCAGGAGGCGAAAGACAATTCGACGGAATTCGTAATAAATGTAATAGCGGGCGATCAGAATCCAGTTTAAAATCTGGTAACATAAGGGGTATGAGCACTAATGAAAATCGGAGCAGATAAAAAATGGAGTTATTCGCACTCGCTGGCACTATCCTCGCCATCGTCGGAATTGCTGGTGGTTCTGCGGGATATTTCAAGTCCAAACGGGGAGACGCGATTATTGCGTATCAGGCGCGAGAGATCGAGCTCCGAGACGGTACTATCGCGCGCCTGGAAAAAGATAATATCGCGGTCAGTACAGAACGCGATAGCCTCAAGGAACAAAACGCGACTCTTAAAGAACTCGCTCAGGGATCCCCACAGCTTAAACTCCTGACGACCGCCCAGGAAAAAACGAATCGTCTCCTCCAGGCCCTACTAAAAGATCGCGAAAATGGTAAAGTAAAATCATGAGCGATCATCTAACTACTCAGGAATTAATCCAGAAAATCGAATCGGCCGATCGTAAGTATCGCCGCTCGACGACGGTCCTCCTGATACTGATCGGCGTCGCGATCGCGGTAATGTTATTCCTCCAGTTCCAGGCCCTCGAGCAATTCAAGGCCCAGTCAAAAGATCGGGGCGACGCTATAAAGGCTCTCCAGGAGGAAAATAAAGCGGAATCGGAACGAACGAATCGATATCTCCAGTGTATCGCCCGCTATTTCGCGAACCCTGATCGGGCGAATACGGTCATAAACTCGATCGAGGACTGTAATATCGACCCTACCACCGGGGCTATGATACCGGGAACAGATACTCCGATAATCTCATCGGATCCCGGAGAATCGTCGTCTTTAACGCCTGGCCCGGCCGCAACCGGGCCGAATACTACTCCCTCCAATCCTAACCCGGATCCAGATACTGAGACGGATCCAAATCCCGCCCCTCCCCGAGGGGTTATTCCACTTTTACGGGATATCGTAAATGGCGTCCGGGATAACGGTCGTGCTATTCTAGGACTATAAATATGGAGGCTAAACATTATGGGTAACGTACCAAAACCGAACATCGTATGGCGAGGAGCTCATCCGAATAACTTTACTGTCGGACGACCTGGAGCCGGCCGGGATGGTCGTAACTCGAATCATCACGTCGTCGGATCGGCCGAATCGGCGGTCCTGGTATTTAATCAGGCCTCACGCGGCGCGAGCTCGCACCTCGTCATTACTGATCGCGCGGATGTGGCCGCCTGGCAGTGTGTCGATTTCGCGAATACGGCCTGGTGTGATGGTAACTGGGAATCGAACCTCCGAACTATCTCTATGGAACATCATGGGGACTGGAGAAATGGATACAATAATCCGCAAGTCCTGGAAAACTCCGCCCACGTTGTCGCATGGCTCCGGGATCAGGGCCTGGTAAATCGGCCGATCCGTCATCGCGACGTATCGACTGTCGCCACTCAATGCCCGGCCGATCTCCCCGTCGAGGCGATCTGGAATCGTGCTACCGAAATCATAAACGCCTATAATGCTCCTCCAGTCGATAACCGCCCTCAATGGCTCAAGGATCGCAAGCCGGCCGACGGCCGAACGGTATACGCCCAAATCGAGGGCCTCCGCCTGTATAACCTGAATGATCCGAGCAAGTTCGCAGACGATCGCGTATTCCCTCGTAACCAAAGTTTTGTTATCGGCTCGTATGTAGACGTCGGCGGAAAGCGATATCTCATTACTAAGAGCTCGACCGATACGAACGCTCCGAATGGTATCCTCGAATCACAGACAGCCCTCACGCCCTGGACGCCGCCGACTCCAGTCGAGCCTCCAAAGCCTACGACTCCGGCCTGGGCCGATAGCGTCATCGACGACGAAAATAAAACGATGTACGTCCTCCGCGCTACTCAGCTCATCGACCTAGAGAACGGCCGCCCGGTCATGAAAGACGGCCGGGAAGTCTGGTATCAGGCGGGCGATATTATCGAAAATATTTCGGCTCATACGATCGTCTCGGAAGTTACTTATCAGCTAACCGAATACTCGTTCCAGGAAATCAAGGGCGGCAAATGGCAGAACGCGAACGGAATCAAGTCGTCCGATCTCACGCTCGATCCTAAGGCTTGTCCTCCAGGAACGCCGGCGAATCCGGAGGTCCCAGAAGATCCCGAGGATCCGGTCGATCCTATGCCGGACGTACCAACTGAAACCGAAAACCGACTGTCGGCCCTGGAGAAAATCGTCCAGGCGATAACCGACTTTTTAGATAAAATATTCAAGAACTGGAGATCATAAAATGAGTGATTTATTTACTAGCATAGTACGAACAATCGTCCCGGTAATCGTCGGATCGATCGCGAGCTTTTTAGCAACTAAGGGAATCGATCTCGACGCCGCGACGCTCGCCGGACTGAGCGCATTCCTGGCCGGATTGTTCTCGGCGGTGTACTACTTAATTGTTCGCCTCCTGGAACAGAAGTTCCCTCAGCTAGGCCTATTACTGGGCTCGAAGAAAACCCCAGAATATACCGAAAAACGATAGGGAAAAGTCCCCCGAAACCACTCCCCCGGCACTCCCCCGGGGGATTTTTCGTAAAAATCGTGTTCGATCTCCCCACCCCTGTTATGTTCTGTTTTTGTTCGCTCCCCTACCCCGCTATTTTTTTTACAAAAAGTCAATTAACACCTTAAAATATTTTTTCAGGCGAAATCGGGGGAGTAGGGGAGGGGACCCCCATATACTTATCGATAAGAAAAAGAGAGAAGTCATTCATAGACAATCGATCGGCCGCGTGATAGTGTCGGATTGTGGACGGAAAAATGTCCCGGAAAACGATCGCAATAGAGCGACGGTCCGAGCAATCGGAGGGGCTCCACGCCAGGACGATTACCCGCAAAACCTGGCCGCCGGAAACGTGGGAGAGACGAGTCAAATCATGTATGACTCGTCTTTTCTTTTTTGCGCTATAATGAGCTTATGGCAACACTCCGAAACTATATCAAGGAATCACAATACCCCGCCGACGCGACGGCCGCTCAGGTCGCCCTAGCCGAGGAAATTATCGACGCGTATGTAGGCGTCCAGGACCGCGAAGTATCGTCAGAACATGACGGCGAAGTTACTAGCCTCCTGTCCGGAAACGTGATTATCGATACGAGTTCCCGGAGCGATCTCGCAAGTCCGGCCGACAATTATTTCGCGCGATGTGTGGTCGAGATTCTGAGCGGCGACGCGGCCGGCGAAATCCGATCGATCAAAAGTTCGGTCCGCCTGACTCAGGAAATCGAGTACGAGGGAGACGCGATCGATGGCCTGGCCGTCGGCGACTTTTTCCGCATTTATCAGCTAGGTAAATTCCCTCGTCAAAAAGACGTCATCCAGCGATCGAACGACGCCGGCTATACGCAATACCTGAAATCAATTCCCCGCGCCGTACAGTCGGCCGTCATAGCCCAGGTCCAATACATCCAGGAACTCGGCGACGAGTATTTTACCGGAAACGATTCGGACGTCTCCCAGGAATCCATCGGAAATTATTCGTACTCACGCGGCGGGGCGAATGGAGCCGGCGGATCTCAAACAGCATTAATTAAAATGGTCGCGCCGCAAGCTCGAGCATTCCTAAAAGGAATCAAGAACTCACTCGGCCGGATGGTATAGGCTATGAGTTTAAATTCCCTCCTCCGCCAAAACATAGCGATCGAGAATCCAACCGGGGCCCGGGATAAGCAAGGCCGCGACGCGTTCGGATCCAGTACAGCCGTAAAGGCTAGGGTCCAGCTTACGCATAAGGTAATCGTAACAGCCGAAAAAGAGCGCGAGCCGATCGACGCTATCGTTTTCGTCGCTCCCTCCACAGTCGTAAAAAAGTCGTCTCGTATAACGTATGAGGCCGAACAGTATCGGGTAATGAAACTCGAGCCGATTCCTGGTAAAAACGGCCAGACGCACCATTACGAGCTCATGCTCCAGTTATGGAGCTATAAGGCGGGCTCGTAATGATTACCGCCTCAGTAGACGCGGGGAACGTCCTCGTAAATCTAAAGGGGCTCCAGCAGTCGATCGAGGGCGGCGTCGATAAGGCGTCTATGGATATCGGGATGGAGATCCTCCGGCTCTCCCAGCTCGAAGTCCCGCACGATGAGGGAACGCTCCAGAACTCGGGGACCGTCGAGGAGGTAAACGGCGATATCGTTATCGGCTACCACTCTCAATACGCGGCGCGCCTCCACGAGCACCCGGAGTATAATTTCCAAAAGGGCCGTAAAGGTAAATATCTCGAGGATCCGGTCCGGAATAATATCGATGTTTTCCGCAAAAAGTTTATGCTAATGATGAGTAACGAAATAAAGAGGAGTATCTGATGAGCAGTTTTTTAGATGAAATGGCGTCCAAAATGGCCGGCGAAGTCGCCGAGCTCGAGTTCGATAATGAGACTGGCCGTAACGTATTCGTCGGAGAACTACCCGCCGAGCCTGATACTTGCGTCGCGTTTTTCGGATTGCCAGGCGATCAGCTCACAGCCGCCCGGGATATTCCGGCTCTCACATTTCCGCGCTATCAAGTCATTACTCGATCGGCCGACTATGAGGAGGCGGCGGCACTCCTGACGGCCGTCCGAACGTCATTACATGGAATGATCGATTATAATCTCCCCTCCTGGCGCGTTATGCGTAATCACGCCGAGCAAGAGGGCGGACCACTCGGCCAGGACGCCCAGGGCCGATTCGAGTTCTCTATTAATTTCGTCGCCGAATTCCACGCGCTACCTCCGGAAGATTAATCATGCAAATCACTAGACATACTCACGATCCGGCCGACGCCGGCCTGGTCCCAAAAAGAGACGAAAACGGATTAATGTTTATGGAGATCCGTTGTCAGAACGTGCTCGAAACCGGCGCGACATGTAACGGATGGCTCGCCGATCTGTATATCCGGGATGGCCGGATCCGGCTCCGTTGTAGGCGGTCCGATTGTGGTAAAATTACGGTAATGGTATTCCGCCCAAAGCGGAAAAGGTCGATCCAGAAGAAAATAACTAAGTAGGAGCATTCAATCTATGGGAAACTTACTTAATGTAAAACTCGGCGTGTGTCGTGTTACGTTCAAAGGTGTAGACCTCGGTCATACTATCGGCGGCGTGGAAGTTACTTATAGTCCAGAGTTCCAAGAGACGAAAGTCGATCAGTATACCGGCGTCGCTGAAAGGTGGCTAATCGGGGAAAAACTGAGCGCGAAAGTACCTCTCGCGGAATCGACTCTGGTACAGCTCAAGGCGGGACTTACCCACGCAACAGAGGCCAACGGCGGAGACTCCGTTACTCTCGGTAAGTACGCGGGCCAACGATCTAGCACCCTCGCGGGATTGCTTGTATTGCACCCAGTAGCGAATGAGGATAACGATCTCAGCGATGACGTCGCGATCTTTAAAGCGCACTCGAGCGGCGAAGTAACCTTACCGTTTAAAAACGACGGCGAGCGTATCATCGAAACGACATTCGATGGAATGGTCGATGAGAGCAAGTCCGACGGTTCATTCCTCGGCCTTATCGGCGACTCTACAAGCTAATTAATTTAATCCCATAGAGGGACGTATGAGCCCCGGGAGGAGTCATTTTATGTCAGAACCAAAACAGCATTATAAAGATATCGAGACTGGCGCGGGCGTCGTCCAGGTCAAAAAACTAGCCCTCAAGGATTACGCGGAATTTATACGCGCGTTGCGATCACTCCCCGGAGAACTGGCCCAACTGTTCAAATCGGGAAAAGATGTACAGGATATGGCCGTCTTATTCGAGGAGTTACCGGAAATCCTCGCGAACGGATTCCCCGACTTTATTAATCTCCTGACTGTCGTTACCGACAAGGATCAGGAATTTTTCAATAATCCGGATTTCGAGCTCGCCGACGCTATCGAGGTGGTCCAGGCCGCGCTCGAGCTGAATGATTACGAGAGGATCGTCGCCTCGATAAAAAAAATCATGGGCCGGAGAGCGGCCGAGAACTCAGCGACGACGACTCCGGAACCCGTCGCACCCAAACAATAGACGAATGGCTATATAACGCCGTCGATCTCCTCGCCTCCGAGTATCACTGGACGAAAGATTATATCTATTACTCCGTATACCCGGAGGATCTCGTCATGTTCCAGGATCTGATCCTAGCGCGCCAGGCGGAGGAAACACTCCGCCAGCTCCGGATCGTATCGAATCCGCACATATCAGAACCGGCCGAACAGCGCGCATTCGTGGATCAACTTATGGCCCAGCGTAATTATTATCGTGGGATCTATGACGATAAACCGGAGCTCGATCGTAAGGGCCTCAATCAACTGAAAAACATCCTCGGAAATACTAAGGGATCAAAGATCGCCGTCAAGTGATATTATAAATGTAGAATTCGCGGCTAGATTAAAAGGGAATTCATGGCGTTTAATCTAGGCGATATTTTCGTAACATTCAAGGGTAAGGCGGAGGGATTCGCCGCCGTCGTTTCTCAGGTCCAGGGGGCCGCTAAACAGGTCCAGGCCGTAACCGATAAAGTCGGTCAGTTCGGCGATAAGGCCGTTTCTACCGGGAAAACGATGTCCCTAGCCCTGACGACTCCGATCGTCGGATTCGGTGTCGCCGCGTTCAAGTCGGCCGCCGATTTCGAGCGGACCATGAATCAAGTCTCCGCCGCAACGAACGAGCCTAAGGAGTCGATGGCCGAGCTCAAAGATCTCGCTATGAAAATGGGCGCGGAAACCGCCTACTCGGCCGCCGAGGCCGCCGACGCTATGCTCGAGCTCGCTAAGGGTGGACTCACAGCCGCTCAAATAAAAGCCGGAGCTCTCCAGGCTACGATGACGCTCGCCGCCGCCGGCGGGATCCAACTCGGTAACGCCGCCGGGTATATTTCTAATGCATTAAATACGTTCCAGATGGAGGCCGGCCAAGCCGGAGCCGTAGCGGCGGCACTAGCCGGCGGAGCGAACGCCTCCACCGCCTCAGTCGAATCTCTCGGTATGGCACTCTCCCAGGTGGGACCAGGCGCGAAACTAGCCGGATACTCGCTCCAGGATACCGTCGCCGTCCTGGCCGCATTCGATAACGCCGGCGTCAAGGGATCCGACGCGGGTACATCATTAAAGACTATGCTCATGAATCTCGTCCCTCAAACGAAAGAGGCGGCGGATCAGATGGCAAAACTGGGCCTCAAGTTTACGGACGCCCAGGGTAAATTCCTCCCTCTCC